AGAGTTTATGATCATTGGCATAAAGATTTATTCAAAGATAAATTAAAAGATATGGATTTAGTAAGTCTCGAACCATATAGACTTTGGGAATATTTCAATCAAAAGTGTAACCTGAGCCAAGCATTTGATATTGAAATGAATAAAAAAGGTATCCGTGAATTATCAAAACCTACTCTCAGATTAAGCAAAGATGAATTCTTAGCAGGTAGAAAATTAGTTAATGAAGTTAAAGAAAAACTTAAGAAAGAAAAGATAATAGTATTACAACCGTTTGGTCGAGGTATTGAACACATCGACGGTTCGTTTGTTGATAAGTCCAGTAGAAGTTTTGAATACAAAGATGTAAAATCAATTATTAAAAAATTACAAGAAAACGGATTTGGAATTATTTTAATGAGTGAATTTGCTATTGATCTTAAAGATTTAAAATTAAAAGATGAAGTAGCGATGCCTGAAAATGTGCCTATTAGAGTATGGGCTTCTATTATCAAGTATGCTGATCATTTCTTAGGTTGTGATAGTTTAGGACAGCATTTAGCCTATTCAATGGAAACTCCAACAACTATCGTTACCGGTCCTACGTATCCTATAAACATCACATATCCAGAGTGTCCATATTTTGAAATTCTTGATATGGGGGAAATTAATAGAGAATACGATCCTATTAGAATCGTGCCTGACGAAAGAATTAGTAGAAAACATGAAGGAATTATGAGTATGACTCCTGAAATTTTAGACATTGTTATTGATACAGTATTAGGAAAAAAGACCGATGACAACAAATAAAAAACCAGTGTGGATCGCAGCTATTGCCCGTGGACATAATTCGGGCATTTGTTTATTAAAAGACGGTGAAATAGTTTTTAGCATTGAAGAAGAACGTCTGAGCAGAGCCAAATACGACGGTGGCCCATTAGCATCGATGGTTAAGATTTTAGATTATACAGACAAAATTGATTATCTCGTGGTAGCACATACACAGACATTAGAAGAAACAGCCGGTCGAATTGACTATTCAGGCGACGACATGTACACCGGTCTGGCTAGAAAACTAGGACTGATTGATCAAAAAGTTAGAAATCGTCAACATCCTCAAGTAGTTGACCTGTCAAAAATACATCACAAATTACATGCTGCCTGTGCGTTTTATCGTTCAGGATTTGATCAAGCTGTGGCAGTCATTGTTGACGGTGCTGGTACATATATTCCATTGCAGATTGACAATCAAACTGTTGTTGGGTGGGAAGTTGAAACTATTGTAAACTGCAATTATCCAAGCAAGTTTGACACAGTGTTTAAACATATTGGATTATCAGGCCCCAATGTTGGCGGATTAATTGACAACTTTGATGGAGAAGCCTACGCAGAGGAAGGTACACACGAATGTATCGTTAGTGAGCGTGCAGGTATTACCAAAGTATACGAAGCAGTTACACAATATTGTGGATGGTCAAGTATTGAGGCTGGTAAGACCATGGGATTATTTCCTTATGGTAAGCCTAATGACAAGATTCCTAAATTGTTTGATGAAACAGGAGTATATCCGCTATCAAATAGAAATCTAATTGTACCAACATATCCTAATGGTGCTCAGATTAATGCTCCATTGTTTGAATTTTTACAAGAAAGCATCGCAGACGATATTACTAAATTACAAAATCGTAGAGATTTAGCCTATGCTTGTCAAACACAAACACAAGATCAAGTTGTTAAATTGATACGCAAAGCTGTTGAAATGACCGGACATAAAAAGGTAGTGATCAGTGGAGGCTTTGGTCTCAACTGTGTGGCTAATTATCACTATCTTGACGCATTAAAAGACGAAGGTATCGAGTTATACTGTGAACCAGTGAGTAATGATGCAGGTACTGCTATCGGAGCTGGATTAATGTTCTGGAGAGCGTTCAGTGAAGATGCTACGGTAGCAAAACGCAGTGATACACTATATCTAGGACCACAGTATCATTACGCAGACGATGAGATTAATAGTTACGCAGAATCACACGGTGCTGAAGTTACTAATGCCACACACAGCGACATTGTTAATCTACTAGTTAACAAGAATATTGTTACAATATTCCAAGGTCGTAGTGAAAACGGTCCAAGAGCATTAGGTAATCGTTCAGTTATGTTTGATCCTAGAGTTCCTGATGGTAAGGAATTTGTAAACACTGTTAAACGTCGTGAATACTTCCGCCCATTTGCTGGCAGTATTTTACAAGAACATGTGCATGAATGGTTTGATCTACGAGGAATGGAAGAAAGTCCTACGATGATGTATGCTGTAAATTGCCAGCCTGGAATTGAAGAAAAAATCCCGGCTATTATCCACGTAGATGGCACTTGCCGTATACAAACCGTTACACAAGAACAAAACAAACACTACTATGATTTGATCAAAACATTCTATGATCAAACAGGATGCCCGATTATATTCAATACCAGCTTTAATCTAGGTGGGGAACCTTTAGTAGAAACACTGTTTGATGCCGTAGAAACATTACGACAAAGTGATATCGAATATCTATATCTACCAGAATACGGTAAATTAATCAAGATAGCAAACAAATAACAAAAGGCTCTTCGGAGCCTTTTCCTTTACTGATAAATACAGTATGATTGATTTTGCCAAATATTTTTCCGCAGGTCTAAAAAGCACTCTTAGACTACTTAACGGTACCAATTTTTCCTATAAAGGTCCTTGGGTTTTAGTTTACCCAGATACTGTTGTAGATTCTTGGTACGTGGGTGATTTTTCCAGTGCCGAATATACCCTATCTGTTGATCTAGATACTAACGACAAGGAAATAGTTAAGTGTATAGTAGTTGCTGGACCCAGTGTAGCTAGTGTAAATGTATTTGGCCGTTCAAATCTTGGCCAGAATCTAATAGATGTAACAGCCACCGTTAACAATTCAAAAGTAACATTGATAGTTAGCCCTAGTACCCCAGGGGTAAATGGTAGCAAATTAATTTTTAGTGCTACATATTATCACACAATTAACCCACTCGTACCGTAATATACTCTTAGACTAAATACAGTTACTCTTTGTGGAAGTTGAAGTTGGATTAATAGCGGAGATCCTGTAATGGCAGTAACGTACATACCTTTTGAGTCAAGAACCGGGTTTCGAAGCCCCGGATTTAATGTAAGCCCTACCGGCGAACTTTCCGCAGCATCTCTAGACGTCCCCTCACTAACCATTAACGGCATAGAACTACTAAATGCTAGTGATTCTAGTGTTTCGTTGGGCGATAGTATTACTAACAGCAGCCTTGAAAGGGTAGGTACTCTACAATATCTTAATGTTGATGGCGATGTTGTAATATCAAACGGATCTTCGGCAATTATATCAATAGTCAACGGTGAAGTAAGGATTTCCAGTTCAGAAAATACCGGCATCGAAACTTATGAAAATATATCAGTTGATGCTTACGGAGTAGTATCAAGCTCGACCTCTGGGTATGGAGCAACATTTAATATCATACGAAATGCTGGAATATATACCGTAACAGTAATTTCTCCAGGTGACGGATTTAGCTCAGGCGATACTATCGCTATACCCGGAACTTATTTCAGCGGTGAATCCCCAACCAATGACCTATTACTCACAGTAGGAACTTTGCTAACAACTACACCATTGGGCACAGGAATAAGTTCAATAACAGCTAGTGGAACTGCTGCGACAACTAGTGTTGGGTCGATAAACAATATGTCTATAGGGTTATCAACTCCAGCTAAAGCAAAATTTACAGAAGTTACAGTCGATACATTGGATGTTGACACACTAACAATAAACACTAACATAGCAGTTACCGGTACAGCAACTTTTAACGATGTTGTTTTAAACAATGCTCCTACTTTATCTACACATGCAGTTAGAAAAGATTATGTAGATACAGCAACGGCGGCACTATCCATAGCATTAGGAGCATAAGGAAAATTAAATGGCAAAAAAACAGATAAAAAATTACGCATTCTATCCAGGAACAGCAAGTAGTTCTAATGCTTATCCTAACGCATATACTTTGTTAATTAACAACAAAGAATTTGTTAAAGAAGAATCAAGTGCGTATATTGCCGCTCAAATAATAGCAGATAGTAATCAGAATCTTTATCCCTATGCCGTTACTTTATTAACAAACAATAAAGAATTTCTAAAAGATGAAATTAGGGCATGGATTGCTGCACAAGTACTCGCATCAACCCCACCTTTTTCTGGATATACATATGATGCTGACAAGTGCGAACGTGATGTTGGATATGTATTAGATGCATACATCTATGATTTACGATATGGCGGTAACGAGCAAACCACTGAAGTATCCAAACAATATTGGTTGGGGGGGACAGCGCAAATTGACGGTGACAGGGCTCCTGAAGTTGCTGCACATACACAATTAAGAAGCATAATCAACAATTTTATTTTACCAAGAGTTGGTTACAGTACTTTACAAAGTCCTGTAGTTACTACACAAAATACAACGGCGCCGTCCGGAGAGGCCGGAACTACTTCGCGTATAGTAACATTGTCAACCATCTTGGTTGATGTTATTCAGAACGGACTTTCTGTTTTACCCGCTATTTCTTACAGTGATTACAACTTTGCAGGATATGCTTACGATAGCGATAAATGTAAACGAGATGTTGGATATGTTCTAGATGCGTATGCGAACGATTTAAAATACGGTGGCAATATAGAAATACGTCATGTGTCCAGTAGATATTGGGAAGGATCAACTCCACAAGTTGACAGTGATCGAAAACCTGAGATAGTAACTCATCAATTTATCAGAAACTTAATAAACAATTATATATTCACACAAGCAGCTTATACACCCTTACAGATAATAGAACTTCAATATACTAATAATGCTATCACCTACGAAGCCGGTGCGTCTGCAAGAATAACTTCAGAACAAACAATACTAACAGATGTCATAGCAAACGGATTAGATAGTTTACCAGCTAAATCAAATGGTGTTACACAACTTAAAATTCAAGGTAAAATCAATCTAGACGAATTATTATTGATTACTAACACAACCAATAATACTATTTTATATAATTTCTCTAGTAATCAATTTGGAGCCACAATTGATTATTTTGACACATACAACAGTAATGGATACTATAGAGACGATGATTTTCCGTCATATCTACAAACAGCAGACTATGTAACAACAATTACATTAGATGCCAATACCAGTACTTCTTCTTCTACAGATGATATACAAATATTTGTTGAACAACAAGAAATGCGTGTTCGACCATATGACTTTGGCACAGATGCTATTGAGCGTATGCGTGTTGGGCTTCCACAAAGTATGATTGACGCTGACTTTGAGTACGGACTACAACCTACTAAGTGGCAGGCTATTGGATTATTACGCAGCTACCCATCAACATATGAAGTTCCGGGTACTGATACGCCGGTAGTAACTGTGATTACTGATGCATCTGTAGGAACCGCAAATGTTGGTTCCAGTTTAATCACGGTAACCACGACAGGACCGCATGGTTTTATAGTAGGGCAGGCAATCACAATTAAAGCCTTAGCTAATACTATTACTGGATTTAGTCGAGCTGAAGGATCTTTCTTAGTTAATACCGTTCCCACTACAACAACCTTTACGTATTATGCTTCTGCTAAAGTTGGAACTACTAACGGTCAAGTATTAGCTACAGGATATACACAGTTAAGAAAAGCAGAATTCTATACCGGTGCCAGTCTAGGTGTTCCTACATTTAGTGTAGCTACTAACGGAATTTCTGGAACATTAACCACAGAATTTATCACATTATCAGGAGTTGATCAACTAGCATTCAGCGGAACTGCACCAAGCATAGGTTCACCACTAACTGGAACTGGTATCAATGCTGGAACACAGGTGTCAGGGGTAGTAGGAACCGGTGGTATTTCTGTATCAACTTCAGTAAAATATGATGGACTAATCGGAGATACTTCAATCGAAGTTGACGATCCTACAGGAATACTTGAAGGAATGGCTATCGACAACGGTACTGGAACTTCTATATTTGTTTCGGGTATATCAGGAGATATCGTTTCTCTAACTGGATCTTTAACAGCGATTAAAATAGGTGGTACTGAAACATACAATAATATCACAGGGACTGATGTATCCCCTATCGGTTCGGGTGCTGAATTTGAATTTGCTAGAACGGGTGGGTTTTATGCATCTGTTGGTATAGCTAATGGCGGTCAAAACTATAAAGTTGGTGATAAGATTAGATTATCTGGAACAGATTTTGACGGAGCATCACCAGCTAACGATATTGTTCTAACAGTTACAGCAGTTAGTAGTGGTGGTAGCATTGATAATGCTGACTCTGCAACTCCGTTTACATGGATAGGAACCAGCGTTACTGGAAATCGTGTATACACTAATCAAGCACAAGATTTAGCATCTCTCAGTGGAATCAATGCTGTATTTGATATTACAGTAACTGATCTTGGAGATTCATCTGCAGGAACATATACAGTTACGTTAGGATCAACAGGGGGTACTGGATATGTTGGCGGAGAGTTAATTACCATATACGGTTCAGGACTTGGTGGGGGAAGCCCAAACAACGATTTAACAATCGAAGTTCTGACAGTAGATGGAGTAGGTCAAGTATTAACTTTTGATTACTACGGTGATGCTACAGGAACTGACAAATCTTTCCCAGCAGTAGGAGGAACTAATGAACCTCAAATTAGTGCTGGAGCAATATTTGACATTACTAGAACCGGTGGTGGATATACTGTTTCTATAGCCAACGGAGGTAGTGATTACACTGTAGGTAATCAAATATTAGTTCTTGGTTCTGATGTTGGCGGGACCAGCCCATCAAATGATGTAATAGTAACAGTAGAAAGTCAATCTGGAGGAGTAATTGGTTCAGCATCTGGAGATGGATTCTCAGTAACCGGTGATTCAATAGATTTTTATTCAGCGATCTCATTAAGTGAAGTTACAACAGCAAGTATACCAGATAATACCTCCATTGCGTTCTCAGCGATCGCACTAATACAAATAGCATTTGCATCCGCTCATGGACTAATTCCTGGGGCAAGTATAACTGTTTCAATTAACAGTGCTGGAACAAATCATGGATTAGCCGCTGGCCCATTCTTTGTTGAACAAGTCCCATCATCGACTACAATTCGATATACCGCAAGAAGTGCTGGAACAGTTGACATTTTGACTATTTTAACAGGAACCGTTTACACAAGATCCGATGCTTACTTTATTCATAGACCGTATGACGGTGGTGTGCAATTAGGCACAGGTGGACCACAGCACGGTGCTCACGCAATTCGTATGAGCAAAAAATATATTCGTTATCAATCTGGTAAAGGTGTTATGTATACAACCGGTGCTTTATTTGCACCAAGTTATGATTTGCAAAGTCTAACAGCTACAGGAACAACAATTGGATCTTATATCACCATAGCAACAGACGATGTTGATCATGGATGTCAGGTAGGTGCTACTATTAGAATTAGCGGAATTGTGACCGCAGGATATAACGGTGATTATGTCATCACAGATGTTGTCAACGAACGTACCTTTAGAGTACAAGCCACTACAGTGTTAGGTAATGTATATGCAACCTTGAGTGGACAATCACAAATGTCGTTAGTTGGGTGGCACGGTGCAACTGTTCGAGCAGGTGTTTTTGACGATCAAAACGGAATGTTTTGGCAATATAACGGTAATAGATTAAGTGTTGGCCGCAGAACTTCAACCTTTCAAATTGCCGGAGTTATTGCTATATCTGCTAATTCAAATCTAATCACAGGTACTTCAACTAGATTACGAGATCAATTGCAGGTTGGCGATAAAATAGTTATTAAAGGTATGACACACACAGTGTCCAGCATTACTAGTCAAACTTCTATGACTGTTACTCCAGATTATCGAGGAGTATCAGATGCCACCAATACTAAATTATGTAAAGTTGAAGATTTTATTATTCCTCAAGAAAATTTCAACATAGATAAATTAGATGGGACCGGTCCTAGTGGATACAATATCAATACATCAACTATGCAGATGATTGGTATTCAATATTCATGGTACGGTGCTGGCTTTATTGATTATATGTTACGTGGTAGTGACGGTAATTATGTATTCTGCCATAGAATCCGTAATAGTAATATAAACACCGAAGCATATATGCGTACTGGTAACTTACCGGTGCGTTATGAAGTCATAAACGAAAGTGCTAAAAATAAATTAAAAACATCAATTACAGCCATAGCTACAACTGTTCCGTTAGTTGATGCTACAGATTTCCCTAACGAAAGTGGATTGGTTATTATTGATAACGAATTAATAGCATTCACTGGTAAATCTGGAAATAATTTAACAGGATGTACTAGAGCTGCGCCATTGACAAATTTTGTAGCAGGTGCTCAAAGAACATTCACAGCAGGTACAGCAACAACACATGAATATAATACTGGGGTAGTATTGGTCAGCAATACTGTAAGTCCTATTATCAGCCACTGGGGTTCAGCTTTCCTAACAGACGGGTTATTTGATGAAGATCGTGGATATATTTTCTCATATGCAGCGACTAACATCAGTGTTTCTACTGTAAAACAAACAGCTTTCTTAATTAGATTAGCACCTAGTGTTTCTAATGCTATTGTTGGTGACCTTGGCGATAGAGAATTATTAAATCGTGCTCAATTATTGTTAAAAGGAATAGCTATCACTAGTGATACAGGAACCGGAGGTATTGTTATTGAAGGAGTTCTAAATCCTCAAAACTATCCAATCAACCCGGGTGATATTTCTTGGGGTGGACTAAGCGGAGCATCACAGGGTGGACAACCAAGTTTTGCACAAATTGCCCCGGGCGGTTCTGTAAGTTGGAATGGCGGTTCGAGCTCAACTACTGCTGCGGTTACTACGCAGGCAAATATGACCGGAACTATAACTATTAGAAATATTGGATATTGGGGAGGAACCCGCAGCATCAGCAACGGATCAGCATTCTTCTTTATACGAACATCTGATTACAATACGTATGTAACTCAAGGGATCACTAACGGGTTGGTGATTTCGGGGGGAAGCTTCCCAAGCGGAACTACAATTACCGGTTTTGGTAATTATGGTAATGTTAGTGGTACTAACTATCACTTCGTATCAACAAGCGCAAATGCCAATGCCGATGTTAACGGAGATACTACTAGAACAGTGACATTAGGTATGAGGACTACAACAACCTCAACATTATTCTTCCAACAGGCTAGTTGGGTGTCATCTGGTGCTACTACCGGAACTGAGGTTGCTGATGCATTGTTCCCGGCTAATACCAAGGTAACTAGTGCTGCTTTATCGAGTTTCTTTGGAACTTCGTATTACAGGGTTACTACCAACCAGACATCAAGCTCTACCCCAATTACTCCAGGCACTACAACTATTACATTTAAGTTTGGTCTTCCACCGTATGCGTTGCCAGGAGAAACAGTATTCTCATTCATTGCTGCTCCAGGAACAGACTCGGAGTTAGATCTTGGTGAGTTGAAAGAATTAACAAATACCACATTGGGTGGTCGAGGAACATACCCAAATGGTCCGGACGTACTGGCTATCAATGTGTATAAAGCGGCTGGGGCTGCTATCACTTCCAACATTGTTCTACGTTGGGGTGAAGCTCAAGCATAATATTATGCTCGGATGTTCTTGTTAGAATATACTAATAACTTTTTTGTTAGGGTTTTTCTAATGTCGGTGACCTTATCTCTTAGGTCATTGATCATTACTGGAAATCTTTGATTTGCAGTAATTTCTGTATGTTGGTCATCTAATGCTCTTACAGACAACACTAAATCTTTTAGTAATCCAGATAATTCTGCTCGATAGTTTTCATCTTCAACAGAATTAATCTTATCTTGAAAACTTTTATATTCCTCTTGGAATCTTTCACTTCGTTCAATCTTTGGTAGCATTTTCTAACTCCAATATTGTATCAATTTTGGTTCTTATTATTTCATTATTTAATGTAGTTTTAAGACCGTTGTGTAATTGTTTAGGAAGAAAATCTAAATTACTCCAAGCAATCGTGTTAGCAGATTGGGTTAAAAATTCTTCCTCTACTAAACAAACATACGTACCATATTCAAATCCTCTGTCCTCGCTGAGATATAATTCAATTGGCAGTATGCGTCCTTGACTGTATTGATCTAATAACTGTTGGGCGTCTTCTAAGAGAGTAGCCGTGCGAGGAAAGGTAGGAACTGTCCACTTAGCATCTTCTAAGATTAACAATATCCTTCTTGTGTTTTTTGCAAGAAATAGTAGTCCGGCACGCTGTAGCATACTACTAATTAGCAATTATCGAGTTTAAAACCCCAATATCCTGGAGCGTATTCGCCTTCGAATGATTTAAGCCATTGCTCACCATCCCAACGATATTGTATACCAGTTTTTAGATTTTGGATGTATGTTGGATTTTCACCAGTTAACGGATCCCAGATAGTTGCCCATCTTGTTCCGGACCATTCTACTATAGAGTTTGCAGTGATAACTGGATCATCGCCCTCAACTGTGCTATTTGACCATGCATCTGGACCATCGTATACGGTAGCAGCACTATCACCTTGTCTATCAAAACTTTGACCAACATTTGGACTAGGATTAACATCATCAAGCATTAGATATCTAGTGCCTAATGGAATCTGTGCGTGACTACCAAATGTTTTTAATGGATTAAATTTGTAAGGGTCTATGATAGCATCTATGGTTCCTCTAGCAGGTAATCCATTAACCAAACTAGCAATTAATGTATTAGTAGGAATAGTATCTTGATCGAATGTGACCAATAAGATAGCAGGATCTAACGGATGTGGAGCGATAGATCCTATTAGATCATATCCACTTGGTTGTTTGAACCACACTTGGCTAACATCTTGAACCCACCCGCCTTCAATAGTAAGATATTTGTTCCAATCATTGTCACTACCAACTTTGGTTTCTTTTTCTAATCCTGCTGACTGGATAGGCTGTGTTGGAGAAACTAATACAAGTTCATAATCGTACGGTTGTCCATTATTTGCTTTGAATAGTAACACGCGATGTTTTCTACTGACAACTTGGGCATTGCCAGTATCTTGATTATAGATAAGTTCTTCAAGATTAATAATATCACCGTTCTCTGTAAACATATTAGCAATAATAGATTTAACAACTCCAAGGCGTTTGACTTTAGCAGGTGGAGTTATATAGATAGGCATATCAAATTCTATCGAACACACATCAATTTCTGTATCTGCGCCTTGTGGAATAGACTGACTGCTAAAATTAATACCACCAAGATTCACCACACTTAAACTGGTCCAATCAATATAGTTGTCTGTGGTTTGGATTTCAAGGCTAGGATTAAACAATACTAAAATCTGTTCCAGTAACTGTAATTTTTGATCAGTGTTTGAAGTCCATATATCGGCCTTCATGGTTAGCTTAAATGGAGTGGGCATTAACCTCTCAACAGTGTAATTGCCACCTTGAGTATTTTGATATTCTACAAGTCCATCATTGTCGGCATCGGTATATCTACGTTCGCGTATATTAACTTTACTAATAAAAGTAGGATCAGCTAATCGATCAGTGGCCATTTCAAGACCAGTGATGTAACAGGCTACTCTAGGCACAGTGGGTAATTTATTTTCACTGTTTTCTTTGATAATATTAGCCACCTGTCTTGACATATTTCCATACAACACAGGAACAGTTTTTTGTTCACCGTCACCGGCTTGCCATTTGAAACCTATGAAGATGCGCATGAACTGCGTTACATATCGTCTTAATTGCCCATCGTAAAAATAATCCGATTTAGTTCAGTCGGTGTTAAACCGAAGCCTCCGTGTTTACAATATTAATCATCACTCATCCGCCTTTGGTCTTAATGCCTTGCTCAAGGCTTGTTTTTCTTCAACCACACGATGATCGATACAATCAGTATTGTCATTATTGATAAATGAAGTTTTCTGTGTTTGTCTTACATCTTTGCCAGCGAATGTATCACCTACACCTGTATCACTAGCACCTAAATTGTTCATAGTCATGCGTTTTACATCCTCAACTTTAACCCAGCGTGTACCGTTGTATCGGAATAATCTGTAAGGTAGATAATCTTTACGCAGGCAGAATTGTCCTATAGTAGGACCCATTGGGAACGCTATACCAGCTGTAAACGGAGCTCCGTTTGGAGGTAATCCGTCTTGTGTGATATAACCAGTATATCCTTTTTCTTCGGCTGTTTGTAGCATGGTGCTGGCTGTAGGGCCAACATATATTGGGTCACCGTTAGCATCATATTGAAGATTTCCATCAATATCGGTAGCCTGGGTTTGTATACTAGCATCAACAGTATCAGTATCAACAGTAACTAATTCAGCCAATCCATCCTCATCTTTTTGTATAGAAAAGAATTTACTAGTATCATATCCGCTCTTAGGAGCATCACTTTCTGCTTGATCAAGAACTGCTTGAGTGATCTGCATTTCTTTTTCATAGGTACTCATGATCTCTCGTAGAGTATCTGCTAATTCGTAGTATGCTGTATTTGGTGGATTTATTCCGGTGATACCGTCTTTGGTTAATTCGCTATCAAGTACTTTATATTTTTTACCATCAGGACCGGTGACAATATCTCCTGGAAAATATGTATCAGCAGCATTGTAAGTGCCAATATAATTTTCAGTATCGGCTATTCCGTCTAAGATATCTTTGTATTCTTGGCTGTCTACTAGTGGTTTACATTTAGCACGATATAAGTGTGGATACCAGGTTACTGAAAATCCTTCACTGGCACGATTAACATCCTCAATAACATAGAAACGCTTAAGAGCAAAATTTAAATCATTTAATGCGTGATCGTCTTTTAGGTGTGGTAATTCGATAACATCGCCGGATATTAATTTTCTACCGAGTTTTTCTACAGTATCGTTAATATGGAAACTGATAAAAATCGTGTCATTTTGTAAGAATAATCCAAATTGACTTAGATTGAAATCGATATCCTGTATGTTGTAAACACCTCGTAGGATGTACACATCCGGATCATATTTACGATCGCGATTTTCTAAAAATAATAGATCTTGTATCTGTGTTTCACCAAACATATCGTACGTAGGAGTAGTAGGAGTGTCACCCTGTATAGAAGCACCCGGTCCTACGTACTTGTGAACAAGCACATCAACACCGCCAACCTGGAACATTTCCCAGATATTTTTATCTATAAACTTGTAATCATTGCCCTTTTCGGGCCTGTATAAACTGAGTCTCGGCATAGTTATATATTTACCGCTAAGATAAAACTAAGATAAATAGTTATATGAGCCAATTAGATACTTCAAAACAAGCGGTTTACGACTACTGTAAAGCTATGCTAGGTGATGGCATGATTGACGTAGAATTAGATCCCACACACTACGAAACAGCACTTAGTAGATCATTGGCGGTTTTCCGTCAACGTTCAGATAATGCTGTGGAAGAAAGCTATATATTCTTAAATCTTTTACCAGATACTAATGAATACATTTTACCTAAAGAAATACAGCAGGTACGTCAAATTTTCCGTAGAAGTATCGGATCACGCACAGGCGGTGGTTCCGGTGGTACAGTATTTGAACCATTTAACATGGCCTACACAAACACCTATTTGTTAAGTTCTACTAACATGGGCGGATTGTTAACCTATGAATTATTCAGTCAATATCAAGAATTGGTAGGTAAAATGTTTGGTAGTTTTATCAACTTCAATTGGAATCCGCAAAGTCGTAAATTATTCATACATCAACGTCCAAGAACCGAAGAATCAGTAATGTTATTAGTCTACAATATCAAACCAGATTTTTCTATTATTGATGACGTGTATGCAGGACAGTGGATTAAAGATTATACGTTGGCCAACTGTAAAATTATGTTAGGACAAGCTCGTGAAAAGTTTGCTAGTATTGCAGGACCACAAGGCGGCACAGCACTTAACGGGTCTGCAATGAAATCAGAAGGTCAAGCAGATATTGATAGACTAACCGTTGAGCTTACTACACAAGTATCCGGCGGACACGGTTATACATTTATTACCGGATAATTATGAAAGCATCAGAGTTTATATTTGAATCCGATGAAGAATTATACGACGCCAAACTAGTTTGGGGTGTGGGTAAAAAATCAGCACGCAGTGGAACTACCAAATTAAAATTTCGCTGCACTAGCGGACCAAGGAAGAGTCGCCAGGTTAGTCATCCTTCAAAATGTCATCAACCGATCAATCAAGCCAAAGCACAAAAAATGAAAACTACTCGTGCTAGAACCAGTGTGCAGGCAGCTCGTAGAACAGATCGCACCAAGTCAATCAATACCGCCAGCGTATTAGCTAACAGGCTGAACAATCCCGGTAAACCAAAAACACCAAAACCCTATTATTAATATTTGACAATTTATATAACCTATTGTATAATTGTCTTATATAGGAGACAATTATGATCGTAGGTGTATGTGGTTTTATTGGCAGCGGCAAGGACACAGTCGCTGACTATCTAGTTAACTTCCACGAATTTAGACGAGAAAGTTTTGCCAGCACTCTTAAAGATGCTGTAAGCTCAGTATTTGGCTGGGACAGAACCATGCTTGAAGGTCGTACAAAAGAAGCACGTGAGTGGCGAGAAGAGGTAGACCCGTGGTGGGCAGAAAGACTAGCAATGCCTACCTTAACCCCACGATGGGTTTTACAGTATTGGGGCACAGAAGTAGGTCGTAGAAGTTTTCATGATAACATATGGATTGCTAGTTTAGAAAACAAACTACGTACCAGCAAAGACAGTATCGTAGTCAGTGATTGTCGCTTTCCTAACGAAATAGATAGTATTAAAAATCTAGGTGGAAAAATAATCTGGGTTCAACGAGGTGAATTACCTAGCTGGTATAATACAGCATTAGAAGCTAATCGAGGATCTAATATTGCTCTTAATGATCTTAAGGTAGCAAAAATACATGCTAGTGAATGGTCTTGGATAGGGCACGAGTTTGATGCTATCTTAGACAATAACGGAACTATTGACGAATTATATCAGCAGATTAAAAATCTGCTATAAGATCGCCTTGCTTCCAAGCAATACCTTCCTTGCCCAATACTTGACAACAGTTTGAACACACAGTTTTTAGATTAGTAAATCTACAGTTATCTAAATTTCCATCTACGTGAAATACTCTAAAAACTTCTTTGTGTGGACTCTTAAATCCGCATTTGTCACACTGTAATTTTATCTTATAGCCAGCACGAATCCATCTAGGTATACCATGATACACCCCATGAGCAAGGCAGATCTCACATAGGCTACGATAATAGGTTCTATTGCCTTTTTTATAGTTTATCGCACGGGGTCTTAAACTGCATTTACATAATGGTCGCATAAGGTATTTACACCTTTTCAACCCCTTTATCAAAGAGTTGTTTTTTTAAGCATTACGATAAATACTTTTAGAAAGACTTTATCACCAGGAGAACAGCGAATGGCAACACTACAATCGCCCGGCGTAGAAGTAACGGTAATAGATGAGAGTTTTTATACACCAGCTGAACCTGGTACAACTCCACTTATTGTTATAGCTACAGGACAAGACAAAACAAATGCATCAAACACAGGTATTGCTGCATCAACTACTAAAGCAAATGCTGGCAAAGCATTTAAGGTTACTAGTCAAAGAGACTTAGTAGATCTTTTTGGAGTGCCATTTTTTGAGAAGACAGCTTCATCAAGCCCAATACACGGTTCAGAAAGAAACGAGTATGGTCTTTTAGCAGCTTACAGTTTGCTCGGAGTTAGCAACGCAGCGTTTATCGTGCGTGCTGATGTAGATTTAACAGAATTAACAGCTTCATCAACCGCTCCGGGAGCATTACCAGATAATGGTGATTGGTGGGTAGACGCAGCAGCAACATCTTGGGGTATCCAAGAATGGAATGGTGCTAGTGCAGATACAGTTGGTGGCCAAAAATTTACAAATAAAACTCCAATAGTTTTAACAGATGATGACTCTACAAAGATCACATCGGGTGTGCCAAAAACATCAGTTGGTGTTGAAGGCGATTATGCCGTTGTATTTGAAACAGGTAGTGTTTCTAAAGAATTAGCAAAATTCTATTACAAACAAGCTAAAATTACAGGTAGTGCTAATCTTACAGGTGCTTGGGTACTATTAGGTAGTACAGATTGGACTGGTAGTCATCCAACAGTTTACTCAACAAGAACTCCTGCATTATACTCAACCGCACAAACATATTTGATCAATGGTGTATCAGTTAGCGGTTCAGGTTCAGGAACAGCAATTTTAACATCATTAGTAGCAGATATTAATCTTAAATTAGCATCACCTGCTGTTTCACCAGCTGATCCAGGTACAGGTATTTTTGCTGAAGTTATTAATGGCAAGATATACATTTATACCAAGGGTGTAGACGAAGGCGATTC